AAAATATTTAAAATTTACGATGATTATAAAAAAGTTTTAGAACCTTTACTTGAGGCACAGGAACCACCTGATTATCTTACTAACTTAAAGAAAAAATTTAATGCACCACTTGTTGCACCAAATTCCACATCTTCAACCATTTTTTCCCGTAAAAGAAATTCAAAAAGAACGGGAAGAAAGAGAACACGTAAAAATTGAACTATGCATTACATTTGGTAGAAACTAGAATGAATGAATTTGACTGCCTCAATTTTAATTTAAAACTTCTTAACCTGAATCAAGGCATTATTAGCCTTCCGTCCACCTACGCCGAAACGACCATCAAAGTCCTCCGCCGTATCCTCATCATTTTTAGCATTCACCGCTGAATGAGCCCAGATTTCGGGTGATCCAATCTTGAAATCCGAATGGGGCGGTGCCTTGTACCAGTATACTTGATCCACTAACTTATTGCTTTTTGCGTTATTATCAATAACCAAGCATTCATAATTCTCCGTACACTGGTCCATAACCTGGCAAAAAGACTCAAAATCGGGAAACATTCCAGCATATTGTTCGTATAAACGCTTTCTGTTGGAAACAATGGTTTCACGCAGAATGAATACGAAATCAACGTTGGTACGCAAGACGGGTGGAACACCTAGGGCGTACTGCATCGTAATAATAAACAGGGCGTGAACGTGACGGCCATTCATGAATAAATAACGAATATTCGTATCGCGGGTCCATGAAGCATCGAACAAGCAGTCATCCAAGATTAAGAATGTCCGCGGATCCACATTAGTTGAACCACGAGCCTCAATGTCCTTAGAGATCTTATTTGCTAGAAGCTTCTGTCTCTTCAACATATTAGCGATGATTAACGGAGAATACTCTTCGTGGATAAACAGTGAAGGAATAACTTTACTGTAAAACTGATTAGCACCCTCTGTACCTGAAATTACCGTCCCCACTGGAACATCCTGGTTGTGCCAGAGCAAGTCTTTTACTAAATATGATTTACCCGTTTCACGCTTTCCAATCATTACAACTACGTGACGAGCCTTAATACGAGACATATCAAACTTCTTCAATCGCAAATTCAATAATTTGTTGCTGCCTGTAGGCGGAGGAGGCTGACTCATTCTTTAGGAGATGAATATTATTTCCTAGGAGCAGGAACCGCACGTGCGGTTTAGTCGGATTAGCCTTTCCTCTGAAAAAAGTAATGGGTAAACACAAGTCTAAGGCACCAGCCCACAAACCAGTCAAGCAGTCAACTTCATTCTGCGATGAACCCAAGTCTAATCCAGCACTCCAAATTCTTTATTTATCCAAGCCTATACCCTCCAAAGTCAAGGAATATTTGGAACCGCATTTCACGAAAGCCCAAACATATTTTTCATCCTTGGAGAAAATTTTCACAAATTTAGTACCGGGCAAATCTGAGGGATTTCTACTCAATACCGCAGAGTGGATTCAGGATATATCAGGCTTCTCAGATATGTTTCATTTTCAGGGTTCCGTAGGCCCTCTTGATGGCCCTACGAGGCAAACAAATCTTTTTATGAAGCGGGCTCATATTCTAAATCCGATCGCCTATATGAGCGGTGAATACGTGCTTCCTGATGATGGTGCTCTTCCTTCATATTTATCAGCCTGGCAACATACTCTAGCAAAGATAAATGACCCCAATAATGAGGCCTATATTGATTCCCTCTTCGCAGTTTGTGCTAGTCATCTCGTAGAGAATAAGTTATCGCCTCATTGGGTTCGCTGCTACGGAAATTTCTGTGGTCGCCTTGACCGCTATATTTTCAATTTATCAGAAGATTATGAGGAAATCAAGCATGAGTCTTGGTTTGCCGAGAACCTAGCAGCCGGCCTCTTTGAACTCCGGATTATTGATGAGATGGGTGAAGCATCGTCCTTTAAGCCCCAGGATTATCAGAGAAAACCGCGGCGATCTATTGTTAGCGACACCTCCGTTAATTTTGATGATGTTGCTTCATGTGAAGATTTAGACGATCTTCCTTCGGGAACTAGAAATAGTATAGATAGTCCACCGGAAGAAGACGAAGAAATAAGTGACAATGATATTGAACTGCTGGAGACCACGGATGCTCCTCTTCCAGTTTCTGTTCCTCGGCTCAACTTACGGCAGGTTCCGGATTCTCAAGCAGAGGATTCTGATGATGGAGATAATGACTTTGAGGGAAGTGGTGTCAGTGAATCATCGGGCGGCCCGCCCATTATAGCAATCTTTAAGAATTTCCCAGTAATGGCAACAGTGCTAGAATGCTGTGATGGGACAATGGATAATCTGCTGGATGAGGAGGATGAGGATTTGGCGGATACTAAGGAGCAACGGTGGACGGCATGGCTCTTCCAAGTTATTGCGGGTCTAGCAGTAGCCCAAAAGGAATATCATTTTGTTCACAATGACCTACATACGAATAATATCATGTGGTCTTGGACAGCTGAACCAACACTATATTATGAATTGAAGGATGCCCTTGGTGGTAATCGTGTATATGCTGTCCCAACTTTCGGCCGTCTTTTTAAAATTATTGACTTTAATCGAGCATCATTCCACCTAGGAAAGCGTGGTGGTTTCTTCATCAGCGACGCTTTTGAGGATGAAGGTGATGCGAATGGACAGTACAATTGCCCCCCGTATTTTAATCAGAAGCACAGTCGTGTTGACCCTAACCCCTCCTTTGATTTAGTACGTCTAGCATGTTCCCTTATGGAGTCACTCTTTGATGAGCCGCCCGCGGGTACTGAGCCCGAAAGGATTATGACTGAAGAGCCAGGTCTCAAAGTCATGGAGACAAAATCACCTCTTTATAATATGCTTTGGCTATGGCTCCAGCAGAAGGATGGATATAATGTCTTGAAGAATCCGGATGGAACTGAGCGTTTCCCCGGTTTTGATTTATATAAGATTATTGGGTCAAACTGCTTGAATGCTATACCTTGTGAACAAATCACTAAGCCTATCTTTGATTCAAAGTTTAGGATTAATAAGAAAGATTTGCCGAAGGATGTGTTTGTGTGGCCGCTGCCATGTTCCCTTTAGAGATACTTCGCACGCATTGCATCCTTAAAATCACGGAACATATCTCCTGACTTAAAAGCATTAAACTCCACTTTTAATGCTTTATTAATCAGGCGTTGAACTGTGGCTGAGCGTGTTCCATTATGACCCGAATTATTCTCTTTTATCATTGCTTCACTAGCCTTCCATTGTGCGGCAACCATTTCTTGTCCCATTTTACTGACATTCGCTTGAAGGGTCGCCAACTTCCTCTGTTCCGCTGCTGTGAGTTTCGCGAGGATGGCTTTGGGTAATGCCTTGTTCTTCATCTATTAAATGGCCTACAAAAACACGCTGTTCAATACCTTCATAAACAATTGTGGCAACACCCCCTGTTTCCGTAATTGTTTCATTTTCATCGTGGTTTCTAGCATAGTCGTATGCTTCTGCATCAGCCCTGTATACACCCTCAGTAAGAGTATCTATCACACTTTCAATTATGGTGGACCAATCTGCTGGAAGCACCATTCCCGCAGTAATTTCAGGGCGTAAAAAATTAATAATAGGCACAGACTTATTCACATTCAAACGTTTATTGTACATTGGAACATCCCATCTTCCAGCAGATGAATAGGAAAAGAAAGCCGATTCAAAGACCGACCCCGCCCTAAAAGACCAGTCATCTTCTATTTCCCTACTTGTCCGTTCAACTGCTAAAAAGGGATGTATCTGTAGGATATCTAAAAATCTCCGCAGAGAAGGAATCCGCATAGCATCCTCAATCCGTACAAAATTTTGTCTATGCAAGTAAGCCCGACAATCGCGTTCTCCTCTTTCTCTATGTGCCTTACAAACTTTTATGCCGAATCGCCACTCAATAGTCACAGCACCTTCATCTTCTGCTCCACAATAAAAACATGCGCATTGCCTCATAATAAGCGATTCCGGTATAAGTGTATTCATACATGTTTCTGCCATTTATAGTATCTTATTTAGTTATTTTTAAGCTTACCATATATTTTTTCCAAATGGGACACATGTTATAGATCGTATGCTTTGTTTGGTAAAAACTAAATCAGTCGATAGATGTGTATCATAATGCTCTTCAAACCAATCTTTGATATCCGTACGCTTTAGTTCAACGCAAAAAGGAGCAAAATTGCGTGAACAAGCATAGATATACGGATAACTATTAAATACATTATTGAATATATTTCAGTGATTGCTGAACATTCCTCCTTATTTGATGAAAAGTCAAATACATTAAATTCACATATAATTGTATGTATTAGGGGAAATGATTCATATAGTGTGGGTAGCAATTTTGCTTCATATCCATCTACATCAATTTTCATAATATGTACTGGTTTTTCAATTTTCATTTTTTTTATTTTAATAATTTCAGTAGGTTCAGTACCTTGGAAAGTATCATTAAAACTATGAATATGTCCTCCGCCAACAGTCGAGACTAAACCTACTTCAGCTTCATCTTCACCAATTCCATAATTATGAAGATTTACATTTTGTAATTTTTCACAATTATTTTGTAATATCTTAAAATTATTTAAACATGGCTCATATGCGTGAATTTCAGCATTTCCTTGTATAAAAACTGAAATCATAGAAGTCCAGCCTCCAACATATGCTCCAATATCAATATAAACAATTGACGCTTCTGTTTTATTCTCAATTAAATCCTTACAAACATAAAGTTGGCAGATATCCCCATCATTAACACAATTTATATTATTAACTACATATCCATTAAATTGCTTTAATAACTGGATCATTTAGTTAATTTTAACTTTATACATTAAACCTTATAGAATAGTGTGCGGTTAACCCATAGCAAAACGCTGTGTCCATTGTCTTGCTTTTTCTTCATACAAAGCCTTATCCGATTTATAGAGTTGAGCAATATCGGGAACAAGCGGATCATCCGGATTGGGATCTGTTAAAAGTGACAATATTGAAAGCAAGACTTTGCTAATTGTCAGAGCAGGAGACCACTGCGTTTTAAGAATATCTAAACAAATAATTCCCGCAGAATTTATATTGGGATGATAAATTTTTGTCGTAAAATTTACAGAAGGTGGCTTAAAAGGGTAATCTGCTGGAAACTGTATACGAACTTTGAAGACACCACCAACAAATGGTGAATCATCGGGCCCAAAAATCATACCCTCCCACAAATAAATGTTACCATCTACAGGCCCAGCTGTACAATTTGCGGGCGGATCCTTTGAAATATCATCTATCTCCTTCAAAATACGCCTACTTGCTGCCATGACGTCCTACTTAATAGAGAAGGAAACCCTTAGGCTTAAACCCAGTAGCCAAAATTTTAGTAGGATGTTAGATCAAGAAATGACAACCGATATAGCACTCGTTACTACTATAGTGATAGTTGTCACTATATGTTGTGCTGGAACTCTAATATATTCTTTCTATTTTGACCGCCGCAGGACACGGCCACGGGAGGATAGCGGTGAATCACTTGTATAAAAAAGCACTGAGTATTAGTGTCATAATAAACATATTAGTACTTTTAAGAACTTCTTTTTGTTCATCGTTGGCTGTCCTAAGCATCCCAACATAAAGCAAATATGAAATACCAGCAGAAATAATTAAGATTTTCTCCCTAAAATCTTTGTTACGGATTGCTATAGCAACAATATTGATAAGATACATTACAAGAATATAGTTCAGGAAAATGCCTGCTTTATGTGTTCCTAGCACTGAATCATAATCCGCAACATCGGACGTTGAACCCATTTTATACTTTGGATTTTCCAAGATCTTAAAAAGATAGGAAACCAAACACTCATTTTTCATTAAACTCCATGAAATATTTAGTAAAAGAAAATACATCAAATAATAAAAATCTAGAGCAGCAGGAGCCCATAGAAAGTAAATTGAAAGTATGAAAGAGAGCACAACGTGCCCCATACCTACAATTTGTTGTAACATATCCTAATTAAAACCAACGTTTCTTCTGTGTGAGAAGCCGAGCCTTTTTAGGGCCAGAAGGACCGCAACGTACCTTACGCATTGTTAGACCGCGGCTCTGAAGAACTGACTTAGTACAAACAGCGATAGCGGCCGATTCCTTCTCTTGCTTTGTCCTCGGTGAACCGCGACGCAACTTGATCGTCTTCCGTACTTTCTTAACGCAGTGACAGAAATTTTTAGTTAGGCTCATTTAAGAGTATTTAAGAATTTAATCACATCTTCTTCCAACTTTCGTAGACAACTGTTTATAATATTGGCATCAAAGACAGCATCATCAAGAGCATGTTCAGATGGATCATTGAGTGGAAGCAGCCCTTCTCGTGTTATTCTAACACGAATATGATGGGCTTTAGGCAAAGCAGCAGAAATACAATCATATTCGTGCGGAAAACGCCAATCACTTATTACAAATAACTTTTTGCTAGAAGCCTGAATAGCAGTCAAAGCCGCCGAAGCAAAAATATTAATATTCAGTTTTTTTGCCTCCGCTGAATTCTCAATTAATATCTGCCGAACTGTTTTTCCATCTAAAACAACGGTGTTTTTGCCCTCGGGTGTATCACATAAGCCGCGTTCAAAACCGTATATTGACGCACAATAGTCCTTCAAAGAATCCGCAAACGCAACACGGGTATATCCGTACTTCTTGCAGAGAACCGAAGCCATTGTATCCTTACCTGCTCCAGCCCATCCCGAAAGCCACACAATTCGCATCCCTACATTTATATATAATCTTCTCCGTAAGTAGAATGTCAGATTCTGCTAAATGGCTTCATCTTGTAGCTGCTGTTATTGTCGTCGTTTTTTCATTAGTTGTTAGCATCAAGAATATAACATCAGATGGTCCTGCTGGAAAAATCCTTCTAGGAGCAATTGTTGTAGTGTGTGCTTTGTACTTGGGTTTTCAGAGATCAACATATTTACCCTTTTTAGGCGAAACGGTTGTTCCATGCTCGTTACTCAAGGAGCAGGAACCAGAATCAGCCAATTATGAAAAGCATGTTTCTATTGAAGGTCCGGGACGCAAGGTCCTTTTCTGGGCTGCTGAGCCTGAAACTGAGCACCTGTCTACACTCAAGGATTGGCGTAAGGCCTATTTAGGATTCCAAAACGCGGGTGTTACTGTGGTTAAGGAAGATGGCCGTGCTGTATTAAAAGTCCGGAAGCCGCAGCCGTACACTGTTCCAGTAAAGGGACGCCTTGAAGCCCATATTCATTATCGCGTCTGTGGCGATAATGGTTTCTTGGGACCGGTTCAGACTGTATTTATAAATGAGCCTGAAGCCAAGCAGGAGCTAAAGGAGGGTGAAAAGGAACCCTTTTTTGTTGCTCCTGATTCAAATGAACTACAGTGGGCGTCAGCTGTCTAAACTCAAAAATCAATAAAGTAATTTCTTACAGTTTAACTGCTGGAAATTAGTTATAAAAGCCGATTTATTCACCCGCACCGATAGTGTTATTGCCGCCACGCTTACCAAGCAAATCCCGCTGGCCGGGAGTTGTACAGACGCAGCCCGTTGAAAGCGTGTAGGATGAGGGGCAGCACTCAGGTTTGACCGCATTATTGGCGAACATGTTGAGGTGGTCCTCATCAATGACAACCTCGGGGCCAACTAGGGGCTCATCCGGATTGGGGCCACGCCATGTTGACTTACCATGCTCGGGCTTCCTCTCCAAGTTGTCATATGTGCCAATCGCCTCATATCCACCTGATGCAAGAGAAGGAGCAGGGGATAGAGTAAGATTCATGAAGTGCTCAACGAAGTTTTCCTGCATACAAGACTGCTGGTTAACATAGCCGAGAACCATCAGCACATTAGCAAGGAACAAAATTCCCAGCATCGTTACTAGGTAAACAAAATTAAGCTTCATCTATTTTCTCCACTATATTTTTTTAACAAGACCATAGGTCTCCGAAAGACGATCAAGGCCTACTTCTGAAAAATCCCGCACTATCCAATTACCCACAATAAAATCACCCGATTCTGTGAATAGATGGTATAATTTTTGTTTACCGTATATTCTTTCAGGTAACCATCCAACTGATTCAGCAGATTTCCACCCAGCAGTATCAAACATCCAGACACCAGCAGAAAGACCATTGTACAAAGTTTCGTCCTCTAGTTCAATTTCCACTTTACCACAAACAATTGTGTAACCACCGGGTCTTTCAATCTCATCGCCACAAACAATGGCACAGATAGGTATCCGCCGACCATCTTTCAATCTAACTTCAAGCATGCTCTCAATACCAGCCTCCACATTGTCAGGATTTTCATTTCGTAATGCCTTTCCAGGATTTAGTGTCTCAAATACATGTTCCTTCCACTTCTCAAGAACAGCACAGTTCTCGGGAATCTCCTCGTAATCTAGCAGATCCATTCTGCCTGTGTCGCCTATGACTGGTATTCTCCGACTTGTGGTATTAAGATTATAAAGTCGACGTTGCGTACCTGCTGGAATAGCATCCGGATGGTCTTTTGCCGCAACAATTTTTGACCCAGGCCCTTCAAGCATATGAGTAGGACTTAGGACTACTCCGTTGATGGAAACAAGAGGCTCATATTTTGTT